ATCTTGAGCATTTTGATGCTTGATGATGAGGTTGTTGGTTACTTTAAAGATCTGCTTGAGTCCACCTTCTGCGAAATGTCTACAAATCAATTCAATACGGCCTTGCGCCCCAGACATGGTAGCGGATACTGCTGAGCTTGTGCTTGATTGCAAAGCGTCTGCATTTAAGCCAGCAGAGGCTTTGGACACACCTGTTCTATTCTCTTTTGCATCATCGAGGTATCCAAGAACAGGAAATGCCTCTTTACCAGCGAAGGGTACTGTAAAGGGCTGAACCATTCCAGGGGCGCGAACTCGAATTGGCTGTCCAATATCAGTATTGAGTACATCGTCAATATTGACTTGACCTTCAACAACAGCCATCCGAGGAAAGATTGAGTGACCTAAAGAATCAAGGGTGTCTCGCATAATCTGAGACTTAGCCGCTTGAATAGGCTTCAGGTAATCCGCAGGGCATGAGCCGATTGCGGTGTGCGGTTCGGGATCAGGACAGAACATGGCAATTGGAAGATCATCCCATTGCTCAACATTCAGTACATGAACACCATCACCAACTGTACAAACTCTAATCCTTTCATCGATGCCGTCATCGTCAAAGTCATAAAATAAATAATGCTCGACATACAGCACATCCTTTGCGCCTGAGTCGTTTCGATCTGGATAAACCATGTTGTCAAATGGATTTCTAGCTTCCACTTCTTCATAGCTTTCTGGATCAATCGCGCTGCTTGTTTGCGTTGCGTGTTGCTCTATCTCGTCTTCATCGTAACCCATGGCTACTAAGTCAGAGACAGACTTAATCATTCTGTGCGCCACATAAGACGCAGTTTCTAGGTCGCGTGCGTTGCGTGAGATCAACACCTCTTCGGGTGGTACGCTCTCAATGCACACTTGATCTTTAGATTTAATTCTGCGAATCGTTAGGTCGTAGGTCGCTGGAATCTCTTGTGTGAATTGTTCACCAGTCATAGGGTCAACCTGTGTGATGGTTTCCATGGTGACTGTTTCTTCGACTATCTCCACGTTCGGATCAAGCGTTAATGCCTGATACGATTGTGGATCTAAGCCTGTAAATTCGTGTGTGGTCGCTGAGATAGAATCATCCCAGAAGACTTTAACAAAACCAGTTTTTCTAACCAACGCATCTTTAAACGCACTGTATAAAACTTGGAAACCTTGATTCTTTTCTTGGATGATGTAGTTGACGTAGTTGGTTTGTTGCTCTGCGATAGCAATGTCTTCAGGGCCGTGCGGTACGAATTCAACGATCTTTTTAGTACCAAAGAAGGTACGCATAATAGACGGAAGCATAAAAAGTACGCTATCCCGTACGTCTGTTGAGACGTATTCAGATTGCATAGAGCTAGTGCCTTCAGGCGCGTTACCAAGATAGTATTCTGTAGATTCAGCGCGTTCTGCGCCCACTTGATGAATGAAATCTTTAGCGTCATCCATCTCGGATTTAATAACCCCAGCAAGATGTTCCATGTCTATTTCTTCATCGACCTCTACTTCCATCTTAGAAGATTCGATCTCTTCTTGCTCAAGTATGTCTTCTATTTTATCTTCGTAATCTTTTGCCATGTACAATTATCCCACTCGAATTATTCGAGACTTTAAAGGTTTTTTGAAATTATAACCGAAATAACTCTCGCTTCCACTAAAACTTGCGGCACTACTCGCCATGGTCAGTGCCAAAGCGTCTGCCTTATCGGGCGATTTGATACCCCTTTTCCTCATTTCATCCTTGCTCTCTATCTTTATCTTTCCAGTGGAGGTATATTTATATAACGGCGCAGCCAATTCCGAGGCAAGCTCATCATCTATAGGAAGTCGGCAATCTCGCTGCGCCAGCCAATCTTTAATCGCAAACCATAATTCAGCACGCAAGTTCAAATAGTTCTTTTTCGTGCTAGAAGATTCAGACACGTTCACCCCGCGCACTGGGAGATTTTGCTCGCGCAGTCTATCGACCACCCCAGCACCAATACCAATGACATCGACCAATATTTCTTGCGGGCGCTCTAGCGCGGTAGCCTCATCGTAGCGGTTCTTAACTACCCCGCACAGTTGCATCAAGTCCATCGAGGCAAATGATTTAATCTCAAGCACAGTGTTGCCCTGCCGCACACACAGCGCACTGTTGTCCCCGCCGAAGCGCGCGACATCTAAACCCCAAATGATTGGCTCGGAGGCGGTGAGCGAGACATCTCTGTCTACCGCCGCGCGGATTAAGTCCATCGGTATCACAGTGTCATCGTCCGAGCTTGGAAATTCGCCCATGACTTCCACGCGCGCGACAGTGGAATCTTCCCCGTACTGCTCGATCATGGATTGGAAGAGTTTTTGATCTGTGCCTTCGACAGTGCGCGAGTCTATTTGTAGGTTTTGCCAGAATTTCTTTTTCGCGTGGAAAGAGTCGTAGAACGGGCCTGTGTTTCGGCGCGGGTTGGAGAAGGTAAACCAGTATCTATTTTGTGTGGGTTCGGTAAAGAACCCCTCGGAGACGCTGTAGATGGGCGCGGGAATACCTGATGCCTCATCCATGATTAAACACACCCCGTAGGAGCTGTGAATACCTGCAAATGCGTCTGGATTCTCCTCGCTCCACAGCTGCGCCTGCGCGTAGTAGTAACCAGTATCAATCTTGAGGTCGCGCTCTAGCGCTTCCTGAAACCAAGGTGCTGGTTTAATGGTTGTAGCGGTTTTATGAAACCAATGAGAGTTAATAGATAGCGTCATCCACTTACCAAGTTCAGCCCAGGTTCTTGATCTAAGCTGTTGCTCGGTGTTAGCGGTTACTATGATGGTAGCGCCCAGTCTTGTGGATAACATCCAAAGGATTAACCATGAGACTAAAGCTGATTTACCAATACCACGACCTGAAGCCACAGCCATTCTAAACATCTCTGGTAGATCCTTAGTGCCATTGCGCGCGATGTGTATGGTAATTTCCCTTAAAATTTTTTCCTGCCACTTGCGTGGGCCTTTGAAGTCTTCGAGGGGGGTATCTTTCATTCCCCAAGGGAAAGCGAACTTAACAAAGTTCAATGGATCGTCTTTTACGTTAAGCGACCATATCTCGGTCATTAATTGTTTTTCTTCTTTGGCTGAATATTTCATAAAAAAAATTTAAAAAAAAATTAAAAAAAATTACTGCAACAGTTACACGTACACTGCCCCGCCGCGCCAACGCAAGGGGGGGTCATACAGCGATAGTGAGTACTAACTATCATCTGTTAGTAAGCGCACACTATCACGCCAGCCCGCGCTAGCTTTGGGATTAAGTGAGCGCGCGCACGAGCGCGGAGAGATTGCGCCAAGGCTTGCGCGCTCTGAGCGTGTCAGTTCAACGAGGGGAGAAGTAAGCGACACGCCCTAGCCTTTACCCTTAATTTTTTCTAAGCGTTCAACAGCGCGCGCGGTGGGAGCTTCAGCGCGGGGTAGATCAATTATGCGCGTGCGATCTTTCGCTTCCTCGAGGATGTGCGCGAGGTTGAGAGTATGGTTTACTTCTATTTGGCGTTCAGCCCATTTTTCGCGGTCGGCGCTTTTTAGGTAAAATTGGATGGCTTGGAATTCGCCGTCTTCTATTTTTGCAGCGAGCGCGGTTGTAGCTCTTTTTAATCCTTTAGCCTTTCCCCTCTCCAATGCTTCCGTTAATTCCGAGCCTTTTTTCTTTCGGTGCTTGTCGAATGTATCCCAACCAACGCCAATACTTCTACAGATATCCATAATCCCAAGGTTTAAAGATGCAAGATGTTCCACTTGTTCATAATCAATATTGATTGGTTTCCTTCCTCTCCTTTTTGGTGTTTTTGTGGTCATATTTCCGAATAAATGCTATTTATTACCAATTAATTACAAATAAATTAATCTCCCTTTAACCCCTATCTTATCGCATTTGCTAGATATCACCTAAACCTGGATAAAACTTTTTTAACAAATATACTTGACATACTACCCATCTACCCCCATTATTACCTTATTAACTACTTATAGGAGCGTAAAAAATGAAAAACAGAAAGATAAAACTAACAGAGCAAGATAAAGCCGCTTTAAGAAAAGGCTTATCAATTAGAATTCAAGAAACTACAGAACAAGAATATAAGCAATTCTGTAAACTTGCTGATGAATATATGGGCGCGTATCACGCGGCTTTGTGGAGCGGCAAAAAATTACCAATGTAACAACCCCCCACGATCTAACGCCCCGTCTTTTCGGGGCTTTCGTGGTATTAACTAACTACTTATGGAGAGTAAAAAATGAATAAACTACATTACACAAAATACCATGACAATTATAAGAATTATATTCTTGATTGTCTTGATGCTGAAGATGGTTTGATTGATAAAGAATTAACTAGGAAAGAAAAGATAAAATATTTATTTGATAGGTTTTAT